ATATTTTTTTACGAAGTGGATCCTGTTCTCTATAGTTACGATAAATGGATAAAACTTTTTTAGATCCTTCATCGATAGTAACGACATACGGTAGTTTAATACCAGTTGTTTCACCTGTTTGCGAATTCTTATCTTCGAAACCCGGTATGTCCAAATCGCAATGAAATTCCAATAAAACAATTTCTTCTGAATTAGCTGTTTGATCTGCTCCTGATAGTTCATCGTATTTATCCCTTGCATCATTTTTATCGACCGGTTGCATCGATACATTAACATCACGATACATTCCCCCAACTTGTTTTTTTCGTAATTCGTTGCCCATAATTTTAACAACGTGTGTTATACGTTCACAGGACTCCATGTCAGTTGAGACATATGGAATAACAACATCCTCTGCTGGAACAAATTTTGATACAGCTCTTCCTTTGACACCATCATAATATACTTTACGAAATGCACTTCCCGCTAGTGGTAAGTGAAATAGCATTTGATCCAATTCTTGATCATACTCTTCCATTGCATAAGAGATTTGATAATTCATGTATTCTTTTACGCGTTGTGCTTGTTCTTCTACTTCCGGTGTTACTTCACCAACAATTTGTGTTCGAACCGGACCCTCTGCTGGTAATAATTCTTTATAGGCTTGTGCTTGAAATTGTGTTACCGTTTCTGCTAGTAATGGATGCGTTACACCTGTTGCACCTGAAAATGGTTTTGTTCTATCTTCATATTTAAATCCAAGAAGATCTAAACCATCCGTGTAGGTTTGTAACCATTCACTACGTGCATCTTTATCATATTCATAATCACTCACAAGACCGCTTGCCAGTGACTCTAACTCATCATCAGGTATTAATTCTGCAAGATTCGCATTAAATGCACCTTCCATTGATGTATCTGGTAAAGGATTTACAATTGCTGAACCATCGTCCAACATAACAGTGTTTTCATTACCTCCTGGAACAGATATTTCTTGTTCTGCATTTGGTTCAATCTCTAATTCAATATTTGTATTTTCTTTTTCTATAACCATTACTCTGTTGGATCTCCTATTAGTTCAATATATTTCATAATTAACTCATCATCATTATCAGGTACAGCTTCACCAATTTTTAATAATCCAGCTGTCATCTTCATTCGAAGCACAGCACTCATAAGATCTTCATCATCACCTATTCCTGCTGCTTGCGCAGAACCTGAAAATAATGATCCAATTCCTTTTCCTCGTGGTTTTATTGTTGCAAGAGTACTTTCAAAAACTCTATCCGGTCCCATGTAGCCACCACCACCTTCTAGAACGTCTAGATAACTTGGTTGTGTTATATCGAAAATGCTTTTAACAGCCATTAAAGTGCCCTTGTCATCTGGTCAAGAGAAACAATTCCACCACTTTGAAATTCTTCTCCTTCAACTTCCATTCTATAATTTTCAATTCCTTCAATGTAAGATTCACCTTCACCCATGTAGTTTTCTTCAATAAAGCGCCTGAAATTAGGATCATCAGGATCAACCTGCTCTCCTCCAATTTCCATGTAATCTTCTTTATCACCATGTCCATATTTTAGAAAATCATTGATTTTATCTAATAAAGACTTACCAACGTCTTTTGCTTTTTCTTTTGCTGTGAATATTGGATCAATGGGTGACATATTTCCTATTATTGTATCAATTACTCCTGGTTCTTCTGGACCTTGACTATCCTGCATGTCCCGCATTATTTCCTCTAATGTAACATCGCCGCCATTATTATACCCAATCGGGCGTGTCATGTCATTTATGTCCATCATTCCTCCTTCGTCCATCTTTGGCATGAACATTTGTTTTAAAATATTTTCTCCTTCTACCATTTTTTCTGCTGACTCAAATATTAATGGGTCAATTGTTTCTTCCTTTACTTTCTCTGCTGCTTCAATCAGCATTGGTGCATCAAGAGCAAAGCCAACGCCCATAGCAACAGGATGGCCACTAGCTTTAAGCACAGCACCAAATGCTCCTTTTGATACTAACGTACCAATAGCAGCTAACATTGCTTGTGCTTTTTTTGTTGAACCAGCTTTAAATAATTTATCTACTTGTGATAATGCATAATCTAAATTAAGTCTCTGTGCTTTATCTAAAGTTTTTTTAGCCATTTCGCGTATTTCTGTATAAACTTTAGATTGTATTTTAGGTTTTTTTACTCCTACAGCTGTATCTGGTGACATAAAAACATACTCAAACGTGTCATTTAATGCTTTATTAAGCATTCTTTTATCAGCCCCTTTACCAAAAGCAGGTAAAGCACTTCTTACATCTTTTGCATAATTTGATAAAAATCCAGAACTTCTAATTACGTTAAGTTGTTTATTATCTAATCCTTTAAAAGCTGTCTCTCTAAATTTTTTTAATGCTTTACTAAAATCTTTTGCATTATCAAAATCTGTAATTTTAGGAATGTTTTTAAATTTTTGAATAGTTGCTTTACTAATTTTATTTTTTTCAAATGTTTCAAATATTTTATCATAACCCATACTTCTTGTAACTTTAGATCCTCTTCGTAAATTACTAATTCTTGTTGTGTCACGTACATAAGATGGATCATCTATTGCTTCATAAACATCACTAATGTTTGCTACGTCTGTTGATAGTTGTGGTATTTTTACTTTACCACCATTTGAATAAAGAGATACTATACCACCTTCTGCTTTTCCTAAATCTTTATCCGATAAACCACTTAGCAAATATTCTTCTAATGCCATGAAGTCATCACGTCCTAGATCAAAGTAGTTTGCCCTTTTTTGTGCTTCAATTTCGTCCATATTATTCCTACGCCGATAAGGCGGCTTGCGCCGCCACTCGGCTAACCCAGTCAGGGGTGCGTGCGTTTAAGGCTGACTGGTAACTGTTTAAACTCATTTAGTAATACTCCATTTTAAACTTCAATTCCTTTTTTCTTTTTAAGATTGCGACTTTTTTTTAGTTTTTCTTTAAACAAATCCCGCTGCTTTCCTGCTACCGGCGGTTGTTTGCGGCGCTTCTTAAGTAATTCTTTTAGCATTTTCTGCTTTTTCGTTAATTTTTTAGGTTTTCGGTATACCATTAATAATACTCCATTTGTTCCATGGTCCGTGGTTCGTCGTGGTAGTCATCGGGGAGTTGTACAAAGTTGCCTTGGCGGTAACGCAGTAATGCTTGCGTGGTTGAATCCACATAGTCATCATGGTCGCCAAAAGGAAAAGCCGCACACTCCTCTATTACCTCTTCTGCCCAACGCTCGTCCGGATACCATACTTGACCGGCCTCGAACATCGGTGCCACGGAATTTACCCGAACGTGTTTATCCTGGCCTCGGCTAGGTGTATAATTCACAACGGGAATTCCAGTTGATCTTAACTCATCTGTTAAAGGAAGTCCAGAGGCTTTTGCTTCCACAATCACTGTTTCTGGCTCCCAATATTTATACTTCTCCATAGCACGCTTTTTTAGCTCTGTAAACTCCCATCTTCCTTTTTCTGCATCCAGTAATATAATATGCGGTTTCGCTTTATTTGGCGGTGTAAAAATACCCCACGTTGTAATCGCGCTGTAGTCGGCAGTTTCCTTTTTCGAGAATGCTGTATCATAGGATTGGATGACGTGTATTAAGTCTGGTATGTCATTTTCTTCCCATTTCTTCCACCATTCACGCTTGATTATACTCCCTTCCTCTGCTGTTGGATTTTGCTGCCACTGGGCTTGCCATTTTTGTTCGGTAAGTGATGCTTTAGTCGCGGTCAACGAATCAATGTCCCAGTACTCTGGCCATATTGGTTTTTGACTTGGGAGTACGGCTGGAAATTCTATCAACTCCCACTGATCGGCTTTAGGTTCTTTTGCTTGTGCATCTATTAGTCGTCCTGTTAAATCTTTCACGGACCAACGTGTCATAACAATAACAATACTTCCTCCTGGTTGTAGACGTTGCCGTGGTCCCGAGGTATACCATTCATAGGCATTATCAAATGCTGTCTCGGAGAGCGCATCTTGCTCGGAGTGCGGATCATCAATGATGAGTAAGTCTGCACCACGGCCCGTGATGCTTGAACCAACGCCCGCGGCAAAGTACTCACCGCCTTTATTGGTCTCCCATCTGCCCGCTGCTTTCGAGTCAACGGAAATAGAGACTTCATCAAAGACTTGTTGATAGATAGGACTATCAATGAGGTTTTTCATTTTACGACCGAAGCGAACAGCCAGCTCTGTATTGTGGGTAGTCTGAATAATCTTCAATTGCGGATTATTGCCCACGAGCCACGACGGAAATAGGAAGGAAGCAAATTCTGACTTCGTATGCCTTGGAGGCATATTCACGATCAGACGCTTTATTTTCTTATCCTTGATTGCTTCAAATTTTTCCGCAATTTTTCGATGATGGAACCCGGATATGAAATCCGGCCACACATGTCGAACAAAAGGAAGAAAATTTTTTTCCGCTCTATTTAATTTTTTTAAGTGCTCTAGTACTAGCTGTTCTTGCAATTCGGCTTCACTACGCATAGTAAATTTTTTATATATTATTTTTATGGGATAATCAAGAAATAGGGGTCCCAATATATTATTTAGGGGTGGTATGGATTTTAGGGTGTATGTTTGTCTGGAACATGGCCCGGAGTAAAAACTTTGGGACTCCTTTTTATTATTTAGGGGTGTAGGGGGGTGTGTTAGTTTTGTGTCAGTATGTGCTAGGTATAGACGTAAAAAAACCCCGCTACATTAAGCGGGGTTCTCGGTTCGTGGTTAATTATTTATACTTCTGAATGTGGTATATAAGTTGTGCCTACATTATCTTTTAGCCACTTACGGCAAGAAAATTCATCATTAAAAAAACCTGCAACAAATGGATCACCACCTGCACAACAGGTATTATGATCACTAATAAAATATTCAGTTTTATTGGTGTGAGAAATTATAAAACTACCACCACGAAAATTAAAACTTTCACCAATAGTAATGTTATCTTTTTTAGCCATATTATTCCTTTCTTTAATCATGGCCCGAGTCTATCAGAACTAGGGCCACGAAGCAAGATTATTGTTGCATATTCTCTACAAATTCTTTCATTGCTTCTTTACCAAATTTCGATTTATTACCATTTTCATTTTGTTTATTTTGAAATTTAGTTTTTTTATCCTGATAGTAATAAATAAAAGTTGAAGCATCAAATCTTGGATTATCCTTCTTGAATATTTGACATAGGTCAATGATCAATTGATTTGTTACAGTATGTTTCGCAAGTAATTCTGCGAACTCTTTGAAATGTTTTCTAGTCATTTTGTTTCCTTTCTATTTATCTCATCTTTATAGGATAAAAAGGGCCTTTTGTCAAGGCCCTTTGTCATAGATTATGGAGGTATTATGAAACTATTTATTCTTTTTTATCACCTTTCAATAATTCAGTAAACTTGGTTAAATTAAACATATCATTTAATGTTATTGACATATTGCCAAATGACATTGGTTCTTGCTCCGTGAACAAATCTAACTGCTTCCAGTCCTTGGGCAAGTCGCCGTTATCAATAGCTGTCTGTATTCTTAAATCAGGCATTTTCTTCCTTTCTCATAATATCAATATGTTTATAAACATCTTCTAAAGTTGCTTCATCTTTAAAAAATATTCTTATCAATTCATCATTATCCCCATAAACACCATAAGATTTTTTATCATCAAGAATCTCATATCCTCTATATATTAAATTAGGCATTTTCTTCCTTTCTTTTATGTATCCACGCACCTAAAGACCATTCGAGAATGTTTCTAGCTTCTTTCAACTGTGTATAATATTCCGTTTCAGCGTCGCCCTTATTATATAACACGTCTAATTCAGAATTAAGTAGAGGAGTTATTAATCTAACTTGCTTTTCACTTAATTCTGTTAATCTTTCGTTTTTCATTTTGTTCCTTTCTTTATCCCATGTATATAGGAAACTTATTCCCATGTCAAATCTTTTTTTTCAAATACCCCACCCCATTGGGGCGGGTAAAAAATTACATCAAATCGTGGTTCGTGTCAATTGGACATATTGTCGCAGGTAAATTTGAGCCAAAAAAAATGGGCGACTGCCGGAAGAACAATCGCCCAAGTTTCTAGGGCCGTGATGAAAGGAAACTAAATCACGGCCCGCGAATCCTGAAACCATGCCCATAACTATTGGTTCAGGAAAACAAATAACATTCAAGCTTATTATATATCCTTTCATTATTCCATTTTTTTGGGTCAAGCTCCAAGGAGCAAGGACATTTAAAACCAAGTTCCTTTAATTCACGGCCTTTATCACCGCTGTATAGTTTAATGACCTTTGACCTCGTATCACGGACAATATAATAATTT